TTTTAGGTTTAGCCTTAGCCTTAGCCTTAGCCTTAGCCTTAGCCTTAGCTTTTGGTTTTGGGCTAGATATTACTTTAGTTTCGCTTTTTCCTTTAGCTTTTGGTTTGGCTTTTGGTTTGACTGTCGCCTTAGCCTTTGGAGATGGTTCCTTTTTTTTTAATTCTGAATTTTCACATTCATTGGTTATAATTTTCTTTTTCACAATTGTCTTTTTGGATTTTTCTTTTATTACTTCGCCCTCATTGGAATCTTTAAATTCTGGATAACCGTTTTTGCCTATTTCTTCCACTGATGGATTAATATCATCATCATCATCATTATAAGACACATCGTTATTTTTAATAATTATATCATCATCAATTAATGATGGTGAATTTTCGCCTTCTTCTAATTTTAAGTTTTCACATTTTTCAATTTCATTTTGGAGAACCATTAAAACGCTTGTTATTTTTTTTAAACACAATGCGTAATAAACATATTTTGTTTGAACATTTGGATAAAATGATTTATAAGCGTTCCATAATTTTTTTTTATCATTAAATGATAATGAATCTAAATTAATTTTTCCTATTTGATCAATTGATATATTATCAATCACTGAGAAATTCAACTTATCTCCTTCTAGCAAATTTAAAGGAGAAGCTTGCGTTTCCGAGTTTCGATTGCTACCTTTTGATGACATTTTTATCTCTTGTTATTTTTATATTTTAATAATCTAGTTATCTTTATCTTTTTTATTTCAATTTTTAAAACGCAATTTAATTAATAAAAAATAAAAAATCATAAATCGCAAATTCATTTGTTTTTTGGAGTTTCATTTTTATTACTTTTTGAGTCGACGTTGGCTCTGGAACTAGAACTTTTATTTTCCTTAGTTTTTGGATTTAATTTTTTGTCAGTCCAATTGTTTAAAATTTCGTCATCTGATTCATCTCCGCTTGAATCATCACTTGAATCATCACTTGAATCATCACTTGAATCATCACTTGAATCATCACTTGAATCATCAGCATTTAATTTACTATCTCTTGATTTGTCACTTGATTCTCCACTTGATTTTCCACTAGATTCGTCACTACTAGATTCGTCACTACTAGATTCGTCACTACTAGATTCGTCACTGCTAGATTCGTCACTACTAGATTCCTCATTGCTAAATTCATCCGAATTATTAGAATTATTAAGTTTTATAACTTTTTCTTCGTTGTTTTTTAGTTTATATTTTTGAATTGAAATTTCCTTTGAATTTTCATTGTCCACATTTTTGTCATTTTTTACTGATAATTTTGAAGTTTCATCTTTAGATTTAGATTTAGGAGCCGTTTTATTTACTATTTTAGGTTCTTTTTTTGGAGCTTTTTTTGGAGCAGTTTTTGCTTTTTTATTTGGAGTTACCTTGTTTACATTTATATATTTTTCGGATTTCTCTTTTTCAGCTTTCTCTCTTTTACCATTTTCAATTTTATCTATTTTCTCTTTTTCAGCTTTCTCAACTTTTTCTTTCTCAGCTTTCTTTTTTTCATCTTTTTCTTTCTCAGCTTTTTCTTTCTCAGCTTTTTCTTTCTCAGCTTTTTCTTTTTCAGCCTTTTCTTTTTTTTCTTTTTTTTCTTTTTCAATTTTATCTTTCTCTAAATTTTTAGGTGTTGAATCTTTCATTTTATTTTTTTTAGACAACTTATTGTTATCATCAGCTTCGTTTTTGCAAACGTTAAACGATTTTTCACTATCCTCAGCTATTTTTATCATTGGATTTGACTCATTGAATTTGACCATCATTAAATCGTTTGCGTTTTTTTCTAAATTATTTGCACATTCATTAACCGCTTTAATCATTTGATCATTGTATTTCTCAAGGTCACTTGCTTCCTCTGAAAACATTCCCATAATTTTGTTAAAATATTGGCTACACTTATGAAAATTATTTGAATTACTATTTATGAACGACTCTCTTTCTTTAGAAAGTTTTCCTAGTTTTTCTCCCTTAGACATTAATAACCTTTTATAATCATCTTCCCATTTTTCTTTTTGAATTAATTTTTCTTTTGATTTTAGTTCATTCGATTCTGAATTAATTTTTTCTATTTCTGACAAAATTTTCTCCATATTTTTAACAGTTTCCAAATAATTTTTTTCGATTTCGCTTGACTCATTTAAAAACATGCTCATTATTTTTTGAAAATATTCATTACATTTTGCAAAACTGCCATTATTAAAATTTATAAAATAGTTTCTTTCTTCAGATATTTTATTTAAAATCTCCATTTTTTTTATTAAAAATGATATTTTACCATTGTTGAATATTTCTCCATCATCATCAAAATCCAAATCCTTGCAATTTGCGTCGCTTTTTTTAATAGTTGATTGATTAATCTTGTCTATATTTTGAAGGCATCTTTCCACTATTTTAAAAACATTTTGATTATTATCTTTTAAAACTTTTGCTTCTCTCCCAAACATTTCAATTATTGATTGAAAATAAGAATCACATTTTCCGAAACTTAAAGAACTGGAATTTAAAAAATTTTTTCTATTTAAAGTCATTTCATCCGTTAATTTTACTTTTTTTATTAACATTGCGTTGTATTCACTGATGGTTTTCTCAATATTATTGCTCATCTTTTTACAATACTTTAATTATATTATTATTGACTTTTTAATTATCTTTTTCGTTATTATGATATAATTTCAATTTTTTTTTTAAAAAAATGTTTCAATTTTTAAAGTGTCCTTTTAAGGACACTTTAAAAAAATGTAATCGCGAGAAACACAATTTAATTGTGTTTCTCGCAGGATTTCAATTTTTCGGCGCTGAAATAGAAATAAATAAATGAAGATTATTTATTGACGCGACATTTTAAATTGAGTTTGTCATTACCCAATTCATATATGATCTATTTTTACCATAATGAGTATGAGGAGACCACACTATATTTTTATTATGTTGATTTTCGAGATCATTATTTACTCCAAATTCGATAGCATCTCCTACTAAATTGTAAGATTTATTTCCTCCACACAAACCGTTCCTTTTTGCGTTTGCGTAAATCGGAGAATCATTATTAAACATTAAACCAGTATTGGAAAAATCAGATTCTACGTTGTTCAATCTAACTCTTTTTGGAATATTATATGATCCATAACATTGTTTATTTCCATCGTGATCAAAACCATAATAAACTAAATTTGACATATTTTCTACTTGATCATCTTTATAAAATAAAAAACATACAAGTACGGATATAATAAAAATGCAAATTGAATTTTTAACATTTATTGTCCCTTCTGTTTTATAAACAAACGCGCATCCTAACAAACACATTGTAAAAACACAAATTATACTCACTTGATTTGTCATTTAATAATATTATATAATATTATTTTTTGATAATTTGTTAACTGTGTTAAAATTGAAATTTATTTTTCAATTGTTCATTTAAAATGTCCACACGATATATTTTAATCAACGAGCTCAGAAATGTTAATAATCAAACATCATCTTGTGATTTTATACACACGTTTCACGAATATTTAGAAACGATATATGAATCATTATTTATATCTAAACAATTTGGTTTTGAGCATGTTCGTAATCCTTTGCCTTTTGAAAATCACAATATTTATATATTGGTTTCTCTTGAAGGGGAAAAATTTAATTATTTATCATCCTTCCAAAATAGTAGAAAAATATTTTTTGATTTGAGAGAGTTCAAATTAGTAAATTCCCATTTTACAATTGATCCAACTTCTAAAATTATAATTGATAAAATTAAAAACTTCCTCAATTTAAATCCTGCCCAAAATACAAATAAATTTATTCCCCACTGTGGGCAACAAAATTCTCCCAAAATAACTAAAATTGGAAAACCCAACACCGTTAATTTTAATCAAAAATCAGAAGTTAACGAACGGAAAAACGAAAAAGAGCCATCTCCAAATAAAAAAAAATTAATGAGGTTAGTTATTAAAAATAAAAAAAAAAAATTGGACCTAAGAAAAAAAGAATTATCAGATAAAATACAAAAGTTAGAATCATTAAAACGAGAGAAAAGAATTAAAAAAGAAAAAGAAGAAAGCGAATTTAGAATTTATAAAAGTGACATATCAGTATATTTTAAAATTAAAGATGATATAGATAAATACATTGAAATATATGACGATGATAATTTTATTATTCCTTCATTGTTTGCTGATAAATATCCAGTATTTAAAATAATGAATGATAATGGAGACCTTAATAAATCTTGCGAAGAGTCATACTTAATATTTAAAAATATGTTCGAGGAATATATCGAAGACGCTTATTCCGACAGTGATATTTACCCTAAATTGGATGATGATGAAGATATTTTTATGAAGAGAAAAATGGAACAACTTAAAACGATAAAATTAAATCAATTGAAAAATGATGCCACGCAGCCGAAAAATGGTGGAGATAATGATGACGATCATAATGATGACTTGAATAATGACGATGACAATGAAGATAATGATGACGATCATAATGATGACTTGAATAATGACGATGACAATGAAGATAATGATGATTTAGGAAATGATAACCGCGATAGAGATGATTTTAACAAGGATGCAACGCCATCGATAAATAGCGAATATAGCAGTTGTGGATCGAATAATTATAACGATGAGTACAACGACGAGGATGATAATAATGATGATAATGAGGATGAGAATGATGACGAGGACGAAGATGAGGACGAAGATGACGATGAAGACGACGATGATAATGACTACAATTATGATAAATCGGAAACTTATCTTGAAAGTTCCATTGGAGAAGGCATTGATAAAAACTTTAAATTAAAAGAAGAAATGGTTAATGATCTATTCAATTAAAATTTAATGCGATCATATACATAAATATATAATTTTACTTGTTAACATAGATACTTAAAAATGAGTGATAGCGATTATGATTCACCTTTATCTGACGAAGAATTTGATGATCTTGAGGGGTTATTGTTGAACGGAAGATATTTGATGATTGACGTTATTGGAGATGGAGCTTTTTCCATTGTGTGGTTATGCTGTGACTTGAAACATAAGGGAGATAATAAATTTGAATTTTACGCCATGAAAGTTCAAAATACCGAAGATGAAGACGCAGCAAAAGAAGAAATGTCTATTTTATTACAATTAAAAAATATTTCAGATTCTAAACAAAAATTAAAAGGGAGTAAAATTAAACTATCAACTGACCAGTGCATGAGTAAAATGGTTGATCATTTTACATTCGAAAACTTTAATTGCGAAAAACAACTATGTATGGTATTTGAGATAATGGATGGATCTATTTATGACAATTTTATAAAACCCAACAAAAAAGAAAACTTGATGAACAATATTGGTAATAATATTAAGGCTAAATTATCTTTTCAAGATTCTGTTATTATTGTGCATCAAACGTTAAAAGCATTATCTTTATTAATTAAACAAATGAAAATGATGCATACAGACATTAAACCTGAAAACATTTTATTTAAATATGAAAAAAGTAAATATGATAATCTAATTAAAAAAACAAATTCAAAAGAGTTTATCGCATTTTATAAAAAAAATACGAAAAAATATAATAAACTTGCCACTAAAATTAAAAAAATGGCCAAGGATTCAAAGTCCTGCGAAAACAGCATTATTAATAAAGTCGTTTTATCAGACTTCGGGAATTGTCGCGACATTTCCTCTAATTATGATAATATTCAAACTCGTTATTATAAAGCTCCTGAAGTTATCTTATTATCTAATTTTGATCATAGAGTTGATGTTTGGTCAATAGGATGTTTATTATATGAAATAATCTTCAATGAAGTTCTCTTTTTTCCAGAATACAATGATAAAATTAGTAAAGATAGAGACCATATTAAAAAAATAATAGAAATAACTGGATTTTTCCCTGAAAAAATGTTAAAAGAATCAAAAAGAAAATCTGTATTTTTCAAAAAAAACGGACTTCCTAAGCAGCCCGATGATTATTCATTAACAAACATTGAAGAATTAATCCACAGTAAAATTAAAGAACACACAGTAGACATGACAAATGATCAAACAAAAAATTTAATCGATTTTTTAGAGTTGACTTTGAACAATGATAACTTAAATAGAAAATACGTTGACGATTGTATTTCACATCCTATCTTTTGCTGTAATGTAAACGAATCATAAGTAAAACTAATATCATGATGATCATTGTTAACAATATTTTATCAAATTTATCGTAATCATCTGTCTTACAGTTATGCATCTTGTTTATTTTTTTTTGATGAACGTTTTTATTCATTTGATTTAATTTATTTTTTTTATCTTCTGTTTCTTCTATATTTTCTTTAGAATGTTCGCCACTTTTTTCTTCGGATTTAATTACTTCATCAAACACGTTCCCCCAAAATGGACTTTTTGAATCAGCCATCAATACATTATCGCTTTCTCCATACACTGTATTTATTGTTTCACATATTTCCTTTTTATCTCCATTTTTAACGCGATGTACGTTTATTTTTTTTTCTACCATATTATATGTGTAATATTATTTCATCATAAAATACTTCTAGTTATTGGTTTTATTTCAATAATATTTTTTTAATTTAAATATTTTTCAGTTTAAATATTTTTTATACTTGAATATTTTAGTAATTCATTTTTTACATTTTTTTTCTGAGAATTAACCGATCATCTCTCATAACTTTTTGATCATTTCTATACATATTTTTTTGGGAAAAAACTTCATTTGTTTTCGCAACTTTTATTTTTCCATTTATTTTTTTATTTTTAAATGACCCTATGTCAAAAAAATAATAATCCACTAAAAATGGATTCCTCTTTTTCAATACTTTTGTTAATTTCATCGATAATAAACTCGCATAGTGACAATTTAAACTAACTAAAAATATATAAAAGTCAGATACATTTTGATTGGATAATCCAAAATTTTCTATATAAATTTTATTATAAATTTGGTATATTTCGTCGCTATCGTCTTCTGATAGAATTGTTGTCGGATCCATCGATTTTAATTTGTCTAAATCACGATATCTGAAAAAAGGTGATATCGACTTATGATTTCCAAATCTTATTTTACCATTTTTTAAATATTCATAAATATCCACACAATAATTTTGGCTACTTTTATTCCCTTCTGATTTTTTCATTTTTTCATTTGGTTCATTTAATTCATTCCCATCTTTGTCTTTTTTTATTTTTTTTCTTCCGATTTTGTTTGTTAGTTCAGTTAGTTCGCTTGTGTAAGATTTATAATTTGAATAAATTATGGCATTTTTTATCCCAAAATAATTCGCCACATCTGATACAAATTGCAGTAAATCATCATCTGGTATATGAATATTATCTCCAAAAGTTGAATATTTCATATAATAATTTACGTCTATGTAACTTTCGTCGTTTATTTTTTTCCCGATTTCCATAAAAAACATCATATGTCCATCCTCTATTGAGTACAATGAAAATCCATCATCTGTTACCATGGAATAATATTTTTGATAAGCCGAAGTAGAATCGTACCATTCGCATTTTATTATATATTCTTTATCGCCAATATTTGCCTTGCATTTGTTCAAAGGTAACGTAAACTCCAACACAAAATATTGTATTTTTTCAGATATTGTTAATGACTCGTGACTTTTTAATTTTGAGAATTCAACTTTTTCTAAGTTTACAACTTTCCTTTTTTTAATTTGCTTAACTTCGTTTATTAACGTATGGTGATCATAATTTAAATTCTCCAACATTACAAATTCATACTTTCTCTTTAATAATGATGTGAATCCTTTATCAGTGTGATAATAAAGAGTGTTTTCATCCTTATTAATTAATTTTAATTTACAAAATGGAGGTAGGATAATTTCTTGCTCTTCTGGGAACATAGACATCGATTCTACGCATAATCCGGAACCGGTAGCATCCTTAGGTAAATTTATTTTCATCAAAATAAATCCAAATTCATAAGTATCTGACCTATAAAATGGATCTCTTGTCGTGCTCATAAATCCAAAATCTTCGTAGATATCCCCCACATTTAAATTTATTAAATGTTTATCTTCGCTTATAAATCTGTAAACAGTATAATTCTTATCAAATTTGGGAGATGTTCTGATTAATTCCCACACTTTTTGTATATTTTTTTCATTGTCAATGTCTTTGTACAATTCTAATCCTGGCATCAAAAATCTCATATAACTGTTTATAAAAAAACTTCCTTGTAAAGAATAATATTGTATCAATCCAATCATTTTATTATCTATTATGTGTATCTCGTGTTTTTTAATTACATCTGACGATATGTCGTTTTCCTTCACTTTTTTACAAATGCTTTTTAATATTTTGGTTTCAGTGTTTTTATCGTTATCATCTACACTTTTATTTAATTCGTCATTGTTTTCGATGGTCATTATTTTCATATTTAAAGCTAAATTTACAAGTTCACTCCTCGTGTAATATGGTTTTGTGTGTTTGTATTCTGGATCAAACGATGGTTTTTCGCAAATACTTATATTTTTTCCCACCTCGTTTGAATAATAATAAAATGTTGTTACGTACGTCTTCTCTAATACATCTAAATTATAATTGTCCATAAATTGCAACATTAAGTTTAACTTTCTCAGTTCTCTTTTCGTTAATATACATTTTTGAAGTTTATCATATTCCATATTTTTTTTCGGCACTAAAGTAGAAATCCCAGAGGGATCTCTTGACGCGACGTCATTATTATTTTCGACAAGGTTTTCCACTAAGGTTGACATTATATTTTTTTTCTTCTCCAATTGTTTCAATAAATTCTCATCTGGGAATCTGTAATATTGATAAATTACTCTGTTATAAATATTTTCTCTGTCTACTATATACATATTTTTTGTAACTAAATCATACAAAGGTATTTTATCATCTATTCTCGATATCTCTTTTTTTAAATATCTGATAAATTTTTCATAGTTACCATTGGCTATGTATTTTTGATACTCTAAACTATTTTTATCAAAATCATTAAAATTTTTTAGTTCTTTAACAGTTGGTAATCTAGCTTTCAAATAATAAATGTCACTTATCACTTTACTTTGTTTAACATAATTTATTTTTTTTTTTAATATGTCAAAAAGTAATAATACCATAATTATAATTTATAATTTATAATTTATAATTTACAAGGATAAAATATTATTTAGTTATAATCAAAACATATATTATTGGTTATCTGCAATAAGCGTTGTCTATTTTAACACGACATTTATTTAATTTATTGATCTTCTTTATTAATATTCTTTATTATCTCCGTTATTTTTCTTCGTTATTGATCTTCTTTATTTATCTCCGTTATTTCTCTTCGATTGGACTTCTTCCACTTAAGAAATAAACGTTATTTATTCCTGACATTAGTTCAACATAATCATACAATTTTCCCACCATAAAACTCAAATTTTTTATTTTTAATTTACACTTCCTTTCATTTAAAGAAGAAGAAACGATCACAAATTTATAAATTAAATTATTTATATTTTTTATATTTATATTTACAACACTGCACTCTTTTTCCATTCGAAATAAACATATTGTTGAAGTTACGTTTATTTCATTTACATCGTTTTTTATATCATACATATCTGGCACAATTTTTAAACCATTACACATTATATTTGCGCATTGATTATTTTTTTGATCATACATTATTAAACAATCATTTTCTTCACTGACTATAATTTTACCTAAAATCTCTAACGGTCCATTCATTTTTATTGTCGATCCACTCACTTCCATTAGAGGTATCCCATTATTATTTGTCCCAATGCATATTTTTTGAGATACATCTATTTCTTCACAATAAATTTCCCCAGATTTTAAAATGGTCGAATTCATTTTTGAAGAATAAATATTTTCCCATTTTTTATTTTTATTTCCTAAACTGTGAACTATAGATTCACTCGGAATTAAATCTTTCAACACTATCATGTCATTTTCATCATCTTTTAATCCTGACAATATCACATTTCCATTCACTTTTAAATTTCCCCTTATCGTAGCTCCACCGTTTAACAATAGTGATGCATCATCGTTATTACTAGAAGCAGATTTATCAGACAATAAATGAAGACTCAGCAATGTTTTACGCTCCATTTATTTATAATTATGCCTAAATTATTTCTATTCGGACGCAAACCATAATATTTTTCTCATCATTTATATAAATATGCCAAGTGGAGCTTTACTTCATTTAATAGCGATTGGAGAACAAGATTTGTTTTTAACCGGTAACCCAGAAATTACATACTTCCAAACTATATATAGGCGCCACACCAATTTTTCCATCGAAACTATTGATGAACCATTCGTCAACTCACCTGGTTTTGGGAAAACATGTTCATGTAAAATTAACCAATGCGCTGATTTAATATCTCATATAACTTTGAACGTCAATCTTGGATCATTGAACAAGGATAAAATTAACATTGTGTGTAAAAAAAAATTATACAATAAATTTGAAAATAAAAATTATGAAATAAATTGCGAATGTCAAGAATGCAGTGGACTATTTATAGATAATTATTCATCTTTTGGATGGATTAATTCAATTGGTCATGCGTTAATTAAGTCAACGTGGATTGAAATTAACGGTCAAAAAATAGACACACAATATGGAGAGTGGATGGAAATATGGTCAGAGTTAACTTTGCCTCCTGGTAAAAAAAATGGTTATTTTAAAATGGTTGGTAAAGTTGAATCTGAATCATTTCAAGTTTCTACTTTTTCAGATGAAATGCAACTATATGTTCCTTTGCAATTTTGGTTTTGTAAAAATATTGGAATGGCATTACCAATGATTAATTTATATTATAGTGACGTCTATATACATGTCGATTTTAGAAAATTTGATCAATGTTGGGTGTCCAATGTTAAAGGTGTAAAACCTTTAACAACTCCTAAAATAAATGCTACTCTATTGATTGAACAAATTTTGCTCGATTACAAAGAGAGAGAACACTTTTACTCTACTTCTCAAAGTTACCTTATAGAACAGATACAATTCTCTGGAGATCATTCATTTGTTACTTCCAATGGAACTTTTGATTTATCTTTGAATAATCCAGTAAAAGAAATAATTTGGATCATACAAAGAACTGACGTTACGAAACTGGCGGATTCAACTTACCCAAATAGTAATTATCCAAAGGGCAATGATTGGTTTAATTTCACTAATTGTACCATTCCGCATTATGGTGGGTATAGCAGTGACTCATTTTCACACGCCACTATTTCCATCAATGGGTTAGATAGAATGTCCGAAATGAAATCGTCTTATTATAAATTATATCAACCATATTATTATCATAGCAATATTCCCACGAATAACATATATATTTACTCTTATTCTCTTAAACCTGAAAGTTATCAACCATCTGGGCATTTAAATATGAGCAGAATACATGACTCTAAATTGATAATTAAAAGGAATCATAAGCAAACATTTAATAGTGTTTTAAAATATTACGCTATTAATTATAATGTGTTAATAATTGTAGAAGGAATGGGTTGTTTCATGTTTTATTCATAAATTTAATTATTGTTAAATAAAATAATATATCAATGAAATATAATGAAAATATAATGAAATAATTACTCAATGAAATTATTATTCATAATTGCCCAATGAAATTATTATCCGCGATTACTCGATAAATTTATTGTTCATAATTGCCCAATGAAATTATTATCCGTGATTACTCGATAAATTTTTTATTCATAATCTTTATAATCATTATTATCATTATTATCATTATCATCATCTTTTACGTTCTCCACTTCAGGCCCTCTATATTTTAATTTGTAAACTATACCCTCCTTATATTTTGTCCCACTTTTGTCCGTTTGAAAATGCATCACTAGTCTTTTCATTATCGCTTGCATTGTTGTTTTTGTTACTGAATTTGTTCTTCCCCAATCTGCTAAGTCATCTTTAATTTGCTTTATTGTAAATTGATCGCTCATTTTATCCGTCACTTGATAATTTTCTTTAATAAATTTTATCAATTTATCTGCTTCTTTCTTAATATTTTCTGTATAATTTTTAATTACTTGGGGTCTTGCATTTTTCAATCCTGTCTTTTTATATTTTTTATAATATATGTTTAATAACATCCACATGAACACTTGTCTCCATTTAAACATGTCTTCTTCTAATCCTTCCACATTTTTAAATTCATTTTGTTCTGTTGGTTCATCATCGACAAACTTTGAATTAAACGGGACAATTATAATTCTCCTCCATGTTCCATTGTCCACTTCGTTTATATTTGGAAAATCATTTGTTGCAAAGCAAAAATTCCATTGAGGTGTAAATGTCCTTTCTCCACCAAATAATTCTCTCCCTGATATCTCACCACTTCCTATACTCCCTTTTAATACTCCCGCTTGAATTGGAAAACTATCATCTAATTCTTCCACTTTTAAAAATCTAACTCCTATTTTATTCATAATTTCAGGAGTTGCACTTCCCGCATCTTTTTTGGGTCTCGTAAAATATTCCGCACGCATTGCTGATGCATAATCCCCCAATGAGGACGATAAAAATTTTAGAGTTGTTGATTTCCCATTCGACCCTCCTCCTATCCAAAACACTGCAACTTGATCCTTACATTCTCCTGATAAACACGATGAACATTGCATTAATACGAATTCTCTTATTTCTGGATCTGTTTGAACTTGAGAAAAATATTCATTAACTTTTGCTATGTATGGGTGTTCTGGATCAACTTCTTTATAATCATATCCGCACGATTTTGTTAAATAATCATCTGGTGATCCCTCTCTAAATTCCATTCCCTTTAAATCATACACTCCATTGTCAAATCCTATTAAATTTGTTTTAGAATCTAATTTATTTTCAAATTCTTTATCTTGAAAAAATACTTCACTTTCTTGAATTATTGTTCTTTTGTAACTATTGCTTCCTAATTTATGGGATGTTCTCATCATACTCTTTACAATTTTTTCTATTTTCACTGATAATGCTTCGTCATCATTTGTTTCCATTTTAGAGTATTCCATTGCAGTATTACTAAAAAGTAAAGATATCTCTTCTGATAGGTTAATTAATAAACTTGGAGGCGTACTCCCTTTATATTTTACCCATCTATGCCCTTCAAATTCATACCAAACTTTTTTTTCATTGACCGCTAACTTATATAAATGCTTGTACATTTCAAATATAACTTTTGCCACGTTATAATCTTTACAATCTACTGCTTCCAAGACCAATTTTGACATTCTTTTACTGATAATTTTATTATATTCTTCCTTGTTATCTTTTTTTGCCCACCAATGTAATGAAGATATTGTTATTTTACTTGTTTTGTTTTGATCTTTCATATTCTTCCAATGTTGTTCGCACGATTTCGCATATTCATTTTCATGTCTTCTTATTCTTGATTTGCTAGAAAATAATTTCCATAAACCTAAAAGATCTGGGCTTACACTATGTATGGAAAAGCCTACTAGCAACCACGTATCGTATTTTTCGCATCTCGATAAGTTTAATATGTTAACTAGCTCTTCGCACAATTTTTTATTTTCATCTTTGTCATTTTGCAATTTACTATTTATAGAGTTATATTTTTCATTTGCCATATTATTTTTTTTTGGAACATTTGAAGTCATCGATGATTTTTTTGATCCACTATTGTCATTTTTATTATTATTTTTTTTCTTATCCTTCTTATTGTCCTTATTATTCTTTACATTTTGTTTACTATTGTTTTTCGGCGCTAAAGTAGAAGCGTCATCTATTTCATTATCACTCTCACTTTCATTATAACTATCGCTATTGCTATCGCTTTCATTATCACTCTCACTTTCATTATCACTATCTCTATCGCTCTCTATTTCATTCTCATCTGATGAACTTTTTTTATTCGTATCACTTAATTTTGGATTAATTTCACTTATTTTTTTATCCAGTCTAGAACTAAACATTTTTAAATAAGCCATGTTTGTTTTACTTAATTCTTCTTCATTTCTCATATTATATGGTTCGTCGTTAAAATTAAAAACATTTGTTATTTTATACCCTTCGTCTACGTCAGGTTTTTTTGATCCAAACATTATCATCCCATTTGTTATCACTACTCTTTTATCAAACATTTCGTCATATTTATTACTCAAGTCTTGTTTTTCTAAGTCCACCAATACTTTTTTAGACTCGCAATAAATTTCAGTTTCTTTAATCACTTTCATTCTCATTTCGTTATTCATAACAGCGTTTGGAAATAATATGTGAAAACCATCTTTGTAACTATCTTTTTTTTTTGTCGGCTTCTTTTTTTCAAAAACGTAACATTTTAATATGTCATCACTTATCTCAAAATATTTTTTTATAATCAAGCATGCGGCGTTATACACATCACGAATGTGATTAAAATTGTAAATCCTTTTTGATTTTTTAGAATGATAATCTATGTCAAAAACTAATAAACTTATAACTTTGGGTCTTTCAACCACTGTCAAATTATGTTTTCCCCCAATTACATTTGAATATACCTTATAGAAATCTTCCAATTTGTTATCTGGTATGTTATATGATCCAAAAGGATGTCCCATCAATGTGTGAGATTTTTTTGGAGAATGTGAATCATTTTTATCCAGTTTATACTCGTTTAAAAATGTTATGAATTCCTTGTACTTCTTTTTGTAATCACTTATCAAAGACATTTTATAGTGTCCTTTGATTTTGAGAGTTAATAATATAGTTTTATAATATCAATTTTTTAAATAAAAAATTTCTCTAATTAAATATATTTGTTAACTAGATGCGATGTTTTTTAAACGCATTGTTATTTTACCACAATTATTAGCCTATAAAGCCCTTTTTAACACTTAACAAAAATTGATATATATATATATATAAAATAAAGTATATATATATACATATATATCACATATAATATCTTCAATTTTCAATCTTCAATTATGAATTTTTTTTGCGACAACTGTAGAAATTCTCTTATAATTAAATTTTTAAATAAACATGATGAAGATGACGAAAGCAAAAATGAAAATGAAAATGAAAATGAAAATGAAAATAACCGGAAAAGTGTATTTCTATTATGCGAAAGTTGCGGATTTAGAAAAGAACTTACTGAAACAACATTAATTTACAAAAATGAATCTCAAGATGTTTCTGGATTATTCAGACCTAAAGAATACAAAAATATGAAAAATTCAAACATATTATCTTGCAGATATATTATGTGCAACGCATGTGATAATAAGTTAAACCCAACTTTGCACAAATTAATTCATAAAAATAACAGTTATGACATTGAATATATATGTAGTGAGTGTGGAAATATTATTTAAATTGTGTTGTTTATAATAAAAGAATAATAAGATAATATATTAAAAAATTGAATTTTTTATTTTAACTGTTATAAATATATATCATCACAATAATTAAACATGAATAAAAATGGGAAACTTAAAACTTCCCTTATGAATAATAATTCAAAAAAAAATACAAACAGGTCAAAATTAAATTCTAATCCTAAAACTAAATCTAGAGCCGGAACTAAAAAAGTTAAATTTGAAAAATCTGACTTTTCCAACAATAGTAATTCTGATGAAGATGATTACTTTGAAGGTAAACATCGCTTAAATATTGATTCTGACAGTGATTCGGAGTTGGAGATTTATGATGTCAAGTTAAAAAAAAAATTAAATAACGATGAATCTGATTCTAATTCAGACTCTGATTTGGATTATGATTTAAATTTAGAAGGAAGTTTAAAAAAGAAAAATTTAAAAAATAAAAATAACGAAGACGAGGAAGAAGACGAGGATGAAAACGATGATGATGACGAGGAAGAGAATAATGACAATAAAAAAAATAAGAATAATGAAGAGGATGAAGATGAAGATGAAGATGAAGATGAAGATGAGGAAGAGGATGAAGAAGAAGAAGAAGAAGAAGAAGATGAAGAGGATGATAAAGAAGAGGAAGAGGATGAAGACGAAGATGAAGATGATGAAGATGAAGACGATGAAGACGATGAAGACGAATCTGAAAATAATGAAGACGAAGATAATAAACGATCAAAAAAAAAAACGGTCAAAAAAAAGCCCAAAAGCAAAGCTAAAAATAAGGCTAAAGTAAAATTAAACGTCGTAAACAATAATGATTTTAATCCTAAAATTTTGGAAGAAGATAACGATGATTCTGAAATGGATGACTCGTATAATAAATTTAAATTAACAATGGAAAAAAAAGCATCTAAACAATTTCAAAGTTGTGTCTATTCTAAATATAATAGACTAGACCAAGATGAAGACGGAGATTACTTCACAAATTATGATGACTTACAAAAAAAAAAAACGACTAAACCATTTTTAACTAAATATGAATTTAATCGTCTTCTTCCTGATAGAATTAATTGCTTAAATTTAGGATCAACACCCATGTTAGCCAACACAGAACATTTAACTAATAAAGAAATTGCCCTTTTAGAAATTAAAAAAAAAGTTATACCGTTAATGATTTTAAGAACATTGACTAACGGCGAAAAGGAACTTTGGAAAGTTTCTGAATTGATTAATCTCCATGAAGAAAGCGATGACGAAAATGATGATGAGAATGATGATGATGATGATAGTGGAGATGATAATGATAATGATAATGATAATGATAATGATAATGATAATTACGGAGATACTGAGTCCGAATCTGAATCTGAATCTAAATCTAAATCTGAATCTGAATCTGAATCTTAAATTATTTTTTATTTATCATTTTTTATTTATCATTTTTTATTGTTTTTTTACTTTTGGAAGTATTTTTCTTTTTTAAATAATGCCCCGACACTATTTTTTTTATTTTTTCCAAATTTAAATCTTCTACTTTGTTATCTCCTAATGGTACATTGTATTTTTTGTTTACTTTTACATATTTACCAAAAGGACCATTAAATATCTCATATGTTTCTTTTTTATCTTTGTCTTTTATAGTCATTAACGCTTTTTTATTATCTATTAATTCTATGGCCTCTTCTAAAGTTATTTCGCAGTTATCTTCGTTTCCTTCATCTTTATTTTCGTCTTTATTTTCATCTTTATTTTTTCTTATTGAATAATTTTTTTTATCATGAGTTATAAAATATCCATATGGACCCTTATTTAATTTTATTTCTTTCTTTTTATATTCTCCTATTACTATTGGATACTTCTTTTCTTCTAGTAATTTTAATGCATCTTTTATGGTTATCGAATCTATTGAATAAGGAGGTTTTATTTTAACATATTTTAATTTTCCTTTTTCATCTTTCACTTTTATAACTGGACCCCATTGAGTTATACTTACGAATATATCTTCACCGGATACTGGTTCTTTCCCTAATTTTTTTAAGAAATTATCTTTTCCATCGTATTTTTTTAATAATTCGGAAACCTTTGGTCCAAATACTTCGTAAAAGTTTTTTAACACATCTCTCCAATTTGATTCTTTTCCTGCTATTTCATCTAGTTTTTTTTCCATTCCTGAAGTAAATTGATAGTCTATTATTTCCGAAAATTCTGACATCAAAAAATCATTAATAGTTATCCCCATTTGAGTTGGAACATATTTATTTTTATCCTTACCCACAAATATTTCACTTACTGATGTTTCTATTTTTTTAGTGTCATCCAATCGTATTATTATTTGATCATTTTTTATTCCTAAATTATTTTCTATAACTACGTAATTTTTTTCCAATATTTTTTTTACAATTGATGCGTAAGTTGCTGGGCGACCTATACCTAAATCTTTTAATTTTCCAATTAACGATCCATTATCGTATCGAGATGGAGGAGATACATAAGTTTGCTCACCCGTCATCTCAAATAATGACAATTTAGTCTTTTTTATATCAACATCAACATCAACATCAACATTTACATTCTTTTTTGTGTTGTCTAGTTTATCGTCATCAGAGTCTTCAATGTTATAAACTTTTAAAAAACCATCAAAAATTAATTTTTCATACGAACTATGAAAATAATATTCTGTCAAGTTACTTATATCTATTTGCATATTATATATGCTGTATTTTGCTGGACTCATTTGCGATGCAACTGTTCTTTTCCAAATGAGAGAGTATATTTTCATTTCATCAACTGTCGCATTTTCTGGTCTCAATACATTTATGTACGATGGTCTAATTGCTTCGTGAGCCTCCTGAGTTTTAACTTTTTGTTTATAATTAACTGGTCTGTAATATTTCTCAGAATAGTTCGTCAAAATGTAATCTTTAATTTTTTTTGATGCGTCATCTGATAAATGTACAGAATCAGTTCTCATATAAGTTATATGTCCCTTTTCGTACAATTTTTGAGCAAACATCATCGTTCTGTCCGAAGTGTATCCGAATTTTCTGTTCGATTCTTGGATAAAAGAGGATGTTTCAAATGGAGGTGATGGGTTTCTGTTACTAATTGTCGTGAACACGTTTGCTACTTTAAATCCAGATTTTGAGCATTTTGTCATAATTTTTAAACTCTCATCTTCAGAATCTAAACCCTTTATTTTTAACATTTCTCCTGAATAATTTTCTTCTTTTTTTTTACTTTTTTTAATGTATAATATGCTGTCTTTTATCATATCAGAACTACCATCTATTTTAAAATTTCCCTTGAATTTAAAATAATTACCTATTCCGTTATTTATGTAGTCAAATATTTCTCTTTCTTTTTCTACTATTATCCTTGTTGCTACTGACTGAACTCTTCCAGCTGATAATTTATATTGATTATAAACCTTTCTTAATAATTCTGATAATTTAAAACCCACCATTATATCAAGTATCCTTCTTGTTTTTTGGGAATCTATTAAATCTTTGTTTAACACTGTTGGATTTTTAACAGCTTTTATTATTTCCTCTTTTGTTATTGAACCAAATATTATTCTTTTCGGATTTTTCACTTTTAAAACTCTCGCTATTGAAGCACCTATTGCCTCTCCTTCTCTATCGTCATCTGTGGCTATTATTAATTCTCCTGAATTTTTAAATTCTTTAATTAAATCGTTAATCACTTTAATATTCACATTTACATAATTTGGATTAAAATCGTCATCATAGGGATTTTTCTTATCTAAATCTTGAATGTGACCAACTGATGATGTTATTATATATCCACTCCCCAATATTTCTCTCATTTTAGATATTTTAGCTGGAGATTCAACGACTAACATTGGCTTTACTACCATAACTCGTTTTTGTTTTATAAGTTTAGTACTTATATTATTTTATATAAACGATTTCAATTTTTTGAAGTTCCATCTTCGATGATACTTCAAAATGATGTAATTACCAAAGAAAACAACTTAGTTGTTTTCTTTGGATTATTTAAATTTTTCCAGCCTTGTGAAAAGCATATTTAATTGTTCTATGAGTTCAATTTTTTAAATTTCCCCATTAAAAAAATTGACATTATTTATATATAAATATTAATCCATTTAACTGTTATAAAAGAAACACTATGGAAAACGCAACTATCCACAAAAGCCAAAAAGAAGTCGACGATTTGATAATTAATAATATCATTCTTATGCTCTCTTATAGAAAAGTTATTGATGAGTCAAAAGTTAGCAATATTGTCCAAAAACTTCAAAATGAAATATCTGATTACAATGTTTACAGTTTTGAAGAAAATGGCGTAGTGTATATAATTAAATTTTATCATTATAGAATATCGTTCACTCATAAGTCATCTGAGAGTATTGAAAAATTTTTACTCAATAACAAAATTTTTCATAAAATTGTTGTGTTAAGTGAAATGAAAAGTATAGATAGATACAATGTTATGAATAATACGGCAAAATATGGTGAAACTGAAATCTTTTCAAGGGATAATTTACTTATGCATCTTCCTCATTGTAACTTATTTCCTAAAATTAATACAATATTAACCGAAACTGAAAAAGAAGAATTAATTAAACAATGGAAAATTAAAAATTATAGTTGCTTACCGCAAATAAAATGGGGTGATCCAAATGCAAGATTACTAAATGCCAACGTCGATGATATTATTAGAAGTGTTTATTTTAACGATAATTCATCAGAGTCACCCATATATCGTTTAGTTGTCAGAGTTTCTTAAAGATTTATCATTCGTAAGGTTTTAATATTCTTTTATTTTTTATATTATGCATTTTTAAATCAT